GTCAATTGATGACTTGCCCAACACAGTGTCCAAATCGATTGAATTTTTAATTGCCAACGAACGCAACTACTTGATTTTTTAAAGGAAGAATTTTGTTAAAAGAATACGGACTTGATGTTCAAAGATTATTCCTAGAGATGATGTTGGAAGACGCAACCAGTTATGTGCGTGTGCAAAACATCTACAACCCGCAGAACTTTGATCGGAGTCTAAGACCTGCGGCTGAGTTTATTAAAGAACACTCAGACAAGCACAAGACCATGCCAGACAGGCAGCAGATTTCTGCAACCACAGGTGTCAAACTTGCACCAGTGCCGGATCTGAACGAAGGGCACTTTGACTGGTTCATGAGTGAGTTTGAAGCATTTACTCGACGTCAAGAACTTGAACGTGCAATACTAAAATCAGCAGACTTGTTGGAGAAGGGTGAGTTTGAACCCGTTGAAAAACTTATCAAAGATGCAGTACAAATATCACTTACCAAAGACATGGGTACGGATTACTTTGCTGATCCCAAGGCTCGCATTGAGAAATACTTCAACTCTGGTGGCCAAGTAAGCACAGGTTGGACACAACTGGACAGATTGTTGTATGGTGGATTCAGTCGAGGCGAACTAAACATCTTTGCTGGTGGGTCAGGATCAGGCAAGTCACTTGTGATGATGAACATTGCCTTGAACTGGTTACAACAAGGCCTGAGCGGCGTGTATATCACACTGGAACTGTCAGAAGAACTAACCAGTTTGCGAACTGATGCCATGCTAACAAACATGAGCACCAAAGATATCCGTCGTGACATGGACACAACCGAACTCAAGGTCAAGTTGGTGGCCAAGAAATCTGGCAACTATCAAGTCAAAGGCTTGCCAGCACAAAGCAACATCAACGATATTCGTGCTTATTTGAAAGAGTATCAAATTCAAACAGGCAAAAAGGTAGACTTTGTGATGATTGACTACCTGGACTTGCTGATGCCTGTGAGTGCCAAGGTTAGCCCCAATGACTTGTTTGTGAAGGACAAATATGTGAGTGAAGAACTGCGCAACTTGGCCAAAGAACTGGCAGTGCTAATGGTCACTGCGTCGCAGTTGAACAGATCGGCTGTGGAAGAAGTTGAGTTTGATCACTCACACATTTCGGGTGGTATTTCAAAGATTAACACAGCAGATAATGTGTTTGGTATCTTTACAAGCCGTGCTATGAAAGAGCGTGGCAAGTATCAAATTCAGTGTATGAAAAGTCGTAGTTCAACAGGTGTTGGACAAAAGATTGATTTGGAATACAACATTGAAACCATGCGCATCACAGATGAGGGCGGAGACGAAAAAGACAACTTCCGAGGCGGAGCCAAACCCAGCATCATGGATTCAATCAAGGCTCGCAGTCAAGTCAAATCCGCAGAAGAGGGGGAGTCCAGTAGCCCACCTTGGGAACGTGCTCGACCCCGAGAAGACTTTGATCTAGAAGCACCCAAGGTCACAGCAGATGTGCAAAGCGCAAAACTAAAACAACTACTAGGACAAATTAAATCGTCATGAGTGATCTCTATTGTTCAATGATACACGGTGGTCTTGAGGTAAACTTTAAAGGGTCAATTATAACCGCTCAACATTGCTGTCTGAGAAATCCTAAATTTCCGGTAAATATTGCAACTAATTTTTGGGACAGCAACAGATTTAGTCTTCTACGAGAAAACAATAAAAGCAATAACTGGGATACAGGATGTAGTAACTGTCAGAGACTTGAAAATAGTGGTCAGATCAGTATGCGGCAAGGTATGAATAATGGCCTCGGAATTCACGGAAAAACTGATTTGTTGGGGCCTGCTAGAATTGACTTGATGTTTGATATCAGTTGTAATTTAGCCTGTAGGTCATGTGGCACTGGGTCCAGTACCTTTTGGCAAAAGCATCTTAAAGATCACGGTGAATGGACCAAACCAATAGAGTCTCCCCAGTCTTATAACAATGTAATTTTGGCATTGAGTAAACTGGATTTATCTAATCTTCGTATGCTGGTATTTTGCGGAGGTGAAACGCTTTTAGGTCAGGCATACTGGGAAGTGGTTAAATGGCTAGCAGACAATGTGCCCAACGCCAAGCAACAATTAACGTTGTGCTTTCAAACCAATGGCACCCAACCTATTGCTCTTCGTAACTATGATCTAATTGATCGATTTCACTTGATAAAACTGCACATAAGTTTAGATGGTGTAGACAAAAGATTTGAATATTTGCGTTGGCCGGCTGAATGGAACCAAGTGGTTGATAATATATTACAAATAAAACAAACTGCCCCAAGCAATGTGATGTTTTTAGTTGAAGAAACAATCAGCATATTCAACCTATGGTACACCAACGAGTTGTCGCAGTGGGCTAAGGACAATTTTCAAACCAATCGAGAAGGCGATGTGATAAATCATACCAAACATCAGGCAGGGGGTATTTTTTCACTGGCAACATGTTCACAAGAATATGTGTCTGCTATAAGCAATCAAGTTAGCCTGGCCAATCTTATACCATCATCTTGGCAAGAAGACGCAGTCTGTATCAATAACATGATAAGTGAAATTAAAAAATTTGACAATTTTAGAAATCAATCTTTTAAAAAAACATTTCCTGAGGTGGCTGAATTTTACTCTAGATTCTTGTGAGTGCAAATTCAGGCAAATAATCATTGATACTAATTTTTTTCAGACTGTCTTGGCGATCAATTTCTGTCCAGCAATGTTGAAATAACTCTGAAGAATAGTGGCCGCATTGTAAAAATCCCTGAACTAGTTTACTATGATTGCGTTCCAGCACCAACTGTTTATAATCATCGGGCAAATTGCCTGGAGCAAAATATCTCGGTGATTCAATTTGTTTGCACAAATAATCAATATTTTGTTCGTTAAAGAAATTGATCAATTGATCAAAATACATAATATTAAGATTGCTAATCATACAACTCACGCTGACGTAACGTGCTTGACGTTTAAATATGTTGATATTTTTTGTCAAGGTATTCCATTGCAGTGGCCATCTCATGTACTCAAATGATTTCTCAATTCCGTCAATACTCAAACAAATATTGAGATTTGAAAACTTTGATAAAACAGCCAATTGACTCCCAGACAATTCCACAGATCCATTGGTAACTATGCTTACAAAACAATCAGTATTATTTTGATCAATGAGATTTTGCAAAATTTGGAAATTCTTTTTTTCCAACAATGGTTCGCCACCGACCAAACTCAATTGCGTAATTTCTGCCCAGTCGATATTGTCCAGGGTTGAATCCATGATTTTTATATAATCAATTGATTGATTTTCCAAGGCAGCCCAGGCCGAACTTGACCCACAATTACAGGTGACACACGTGCCATTGCATAAATTGGAAGTGCTTAATTTTACAATCTTTGTTTGATATTTTCCATCACGAACATCTTGCTCAATGCGCTCAATGTCCTGATCAGCATAGTAATCAAACGCACTATTATGAAGTTGTCTTTCGCTGGGATTTTGGTTATCTTCCAGTTTCCAACATGTAGCACATGCTGGGGATCTTTCTTGTTGTAAAATTGATTGCTTTACTTGATCTATCTTGGTACCTGGCAATAGTCGGCAACAATAGATATTCTCAGGACCGTTTTGAGAAGTTTCGTAGGAAAAAAAGGGTAAAACACAAAAATAGTTGTTCATAATGTTGCTTGTATTTAAGATTCTAACATTGCAAAAACAAATAAATAACTCAAAGGTCACTGACTCAAATGCAAAAACGCACCCGTAGTTTGTTAGAAGAATTAGACTCAATGTATGTTGAGCGTGAGCGCCATCTAGTGATAGAAAGCCGTGCCAGCAATGTGATAGCCAGTGCCATCAATCTGCTGGAGCAAATCGACGCGGCATTTCCGCCTGAGCAAGCAGAAAATCTCACACGCAAATTGCTCAATGCTATTCGCACCAGAGATGCCGGCCGTTTTGAAAGAACAGTGAGACGTACCCATGCAGATTCATGAACTAACTCAAAAACAACCTGTAAATGAAATATTGGGTGCCATCAAAAATGTAGTCACAGCAGTTGGTCAGCCAGGTGGATTAAAATCTTTGGGGTCGCATTTGATACCAGGTGCCTACAGCAATATTGCTGCCGCACAACAAGGTGACTTTGCCAAGCGCATGCAGTCAGTGCAGAACACTGGTCTTATGAAACAGGCAGCAGCCAATATTCAAAGTCAATGGGAACAATATCGTAAGCAGGTCAGTCCCATGACACAAACTACTCCACAACAGCAGGCCCAACAACAAAAATTAAAAAGTCAATTGTTGGCCAAAAAGGTATCTGGTGCACCTAAACCGGCAAAACTTCCTTTACCCGAATCTCAAAATTTGACAGAAGCCGCCGGTGTCATTCAACTGACCGACTGGTATAAACAAAAAGTAATTCCCCCTAGTTATGCGGCTTATGCCTCAGAATATTTAAAAAATCCCACAATCCAGGTTGCACTCAAGAAAATTGCAACAGCCGAAACCCAGCCCGATGCTGCCAGACAACAGGCACAAACCACAGGATTCCAAGAACTAATGGCAGCCACTGCCGCAGTGAGCCAACAGATCACTGCAAAAAATCCGCAGGTGGCCGGGGCCGCGCCCGCTGCCACTAGAACAGCACCTGTTGCCACTGGTCCGGCCACTGCCAAAGCAAATATATCAAAAGCAGCCGGAATAACTACAGCACAAATAGATGCCATAGCAAAGGTGGTAGGCGGTTTACCTTCTGTTACCAGGCGTGACCCTAACACCATAAACTATCTCCAGGCACTGGGATTTGACGTAAGATGAAACTACTCGAAGGTGGCAACGTATTCAAAGATGCCGACGGCCAGCCACTTACACAACGCATCAACCAGACAGATGTACCCAGCACCGTAACCTGGCTGGAACAACTCACCGGACTGGAGTTCCCACGTGAGCGTTGGCTGGGTAGTACAGGCAAAGTCGCCACTTCGGGCGATCTGGATCTGGCCGTGGATGCCAGCGCGATCTCAAAAGATCAATTGGCCACACGACTCGAAGCCTGGGCCCGCACACATGGTCAAGATCCTCGGAACTGGGTCAAAAAATCAGGTGAAGTACACCTGCGTACTCCCATCACAGGCAGACCCGATCTTGGTTTTGTACAAACAGACTTTATGTTTTTTCCTAACCTGGACTGGGGCACATTCTACTACAATCAGGCATTTCCGTCGGCCTACAAAGGCATGCACCGTGCTGTGCTAATGAGTAGCATAGCCAAACAACTGGGACTCAAGATAGGTGCCAATGGCATGTTGAGTCGTGCAGACAACAAACTTGTGAGCCAAGATCCTGACTCGGTGGCCAAAACCATCTTGGGCTCAAAAGCCACCCGGGAAGATCTAGGCAACGTGGAAAGCATCTACTCATTCCTGGCCCGAGACAAAGATCGCGAAACTAAATTAAAAGACTTCCGTGAGTACCTGGCCAAAGAAGGTCTTAAAGAACCTGGGCAACTGGAAGAAAGCAGTGATGTCTACTTCCTGGCACGACTGCGTGATCGTATTGTGAATCAGGGCATGTATGCTCTAGTGGAGGCTGCCGCACCGGCTCCTGCTGCCGCACCTGTGGGTGGCAAGGCCAAGGGTATTGAACATCTTGAAGATTATGTATTTAGAAATGGCACAGCCGGCGTCAAAACAGCCTTGGCCATTGTGGATAACTTTCAAGACAATTCCAAGACCGCAAGTGTCAAATGGGATGGCATGCCTGCTGTGATATTTGGCCGCAAGCCCGACTCAGGTGAATTTGTGCTCACAGATGGCGCAGGATTTGAGGCTGTGGGCTATGATGGTTTGTTTACCAGTCCTAGAGCCATTGCTGGCAACATGGCACAGCGTGATGCCAATGCCGTGGCCAAAGGCAATGTGGCCAACAGAGTTCAAACACTATTACCAGTGTATCAAAAGATTTGGCCTCTCCTGGAAGCCGCAACTCCTGAAAACTTCCGGGGCTATGTCAAGGGTGACTTGTTGTATACTTCGACACCTTCAGTGGTAGCAGGCAATGTGGAATTCAAACCCAACACAGTGGAATATCGTATTCCGTTAAAGAGTACGCTAGGCACACGAATTGCCAACAGTGAAGTTGGTGTAGCAGTACACACCATGTACGAGGATGCTGGCGCTGCCAAGCAACCACTCAGCAGAGTCAAGTTTAATCCTGTACCGGGATTATTATTGATTGAGCCCATCTATGCCAAACCTGTAGAAGTAGAAAATCCCTACGTGAAAAAGATTAAAAGTCTACTAAGAACAATGGGCCCTGCAATTGACACACTCTTCAATCCTGCAGAACTACGTGCAGCCAAGATCACTGATCTAGCCAAGTTGTGTGTGGACTATATCAACCGGCGCATCAATCCCGACTACCCTGCCTACACCGGAGACTTCTCAGATCTGGTGCCGGGCTTTATGGACTATTTGAAAAGCACACAAACTCCACAAAAGTTTCGCAACATCACAGAATATCTGCGCAGTCCTACATCCAACGAAGGCGCCTTGGCCGCGGCCTTTGTGCTGTTTGAACTGCTACACGATTTGAAACTGGACTTGCTGGGCAAACTGGATGCACAGGTTCCCGGCAACGAAGGCTGGGTGTTTGCCACTCCTGCAGGCTATGGCAAGGCTGTGAATCGCTTTGATTTCACCGCCAGAAACCGACAAAGAAACAACCCCTCAACTGACTAAGATTTTGCCGATTTCATAAATAAGAGTAGGGCGAGAGCCCATTTATTAGGAGATTTTAAAATGGCAGTATTTACAAGAACAAATGGCACGATGCAACCAGTATTCCACATGGATACAGGCAACGGTAACATTGGCGGCACAGCAAACATTGCGGCAACAGGCTCAGTTAACTTTCAAGGTCCAAAACTTGACTTTTTCTCAGTTGTGGCCAATGCTTCGTTGATTTCAAGCGCCAACGTCAACGGTTATATCAACAATATCGTGCAGGCAATTCAGCAAAAAGGCACTGTGGCCATGTATCAAGTCAGCCCAGCAGCCCCAACTGTGTTGAACTTGGCTATCTATCCAACTGATGTGTACACAGCAACAACACTGTTGGCCGCAGCCAACACAAGTGCTACAGTGGCTTCAGGTGGTCAAAACATCCAGTTGAACAGTGCAGCCGGCAACGCTGTGTTCACCACAGCCGCAAGCAACTTCGCTCCAGTCTAATTAATTTTAGATCAAGTGATTGTAACCCTGGACGTAAAAAATCCAGGGTTTTTTCTTGGCCGTAAATACAGCCATGACTACTAGAATTCGTGTGACCACTCGCTTTGACTGCACAGCCACAGGAGTCACCGGACACTTTAGAGCCAACACATTGCCATTTCAGGATCGCGAAGGGCAACATATTCCGGATCAAACAGCCTGGAATCGATCTCGCAATCAACAGCGCAACTGGGAAACCATACTGCAAATCATTGGCCTGTACACACAGGCGCAGGATATCTCCACCACTGAAAAAACTGACCAAGGCTGGTGTTTTGAATTCTCCACAGAGTTTGACGACGTGTTCAGTGATCGCGGAGATACCCTGGGCCTGTTGAAGTCGGCTTGCCGGGGTGTGCCCATGTTTTCGGACCTAGACTCTGTGCCTCGAACTCACATGCTGGACCCTGATTCAAACATTGAATTTGCTATCCTGGACCATAAATAACACATTGGAGCATGCATGATTGAAGCCACCGACATTGAAAAGAAAAGCCTGGAAGCACACGTGGAATTGTGTGCTGAACGCTATAACGCCTTGGAAGACAAAATGACGGCAATGGGCGCAAATATTGCACATCTTTGCGACATGGTCACGGAAGTCAAAGAACATGTAAGCCAACTGAACAATCAACGCAACAATCAACTGCTCAATTGGGCCGTGGCAACTATCGGAGTATTGGTGGCAAGTTTGGGCTATCTGCTCTCTCACTATGTACTAAAATGAACCCCAGTCAAAAACTTGCGGCTCTAGCCGAGCAAGAATTGCCCAAACTCTTGGATCATGTGATCATTGAGGATGGCGAAAAGTATCGTGTGTTCGGCACCTATGTGCTACGCCAGACCACACAGGGCTATCGATTGACTCAAAACGACGATGCAGTGGGCACATTTTCCAGTACTAGAAGTGCAGTGGCCTGGTGCATAGCCGATAAACGACGCCAGTACCGCCTGGCCAATGAAATTCGGCACCTGGACTCCACTCTGCTGAGATTACAGAATGATATCCAAGTTCGCGCCGGTGTTGCCAAACACAGTCACGGAACGTTCTGGGAAACAGTCACTGTCAAAACAGTCCACAAGCAAGCACAAAGTCAGCAGATACAAAATGAATTAACAAAATGTATGAATTTGGCTAAATACTGGCAACTTCAAGGAA